TGTTAGACCAACAACAACGGAGAGCCTATTAATGTATTTTATGCTGGGAAATGTGGCATTTGAACCCGTTGATTTAACAGATTTCAACGAAACCCACTCGGCAGATTATGCCGAACACGCGGTGTTAAAAGGCAAACCGCGCTTGCAAGCTATGGGCGAAAAACTCTCTGAGCTTTCTTTTGCCATTCGTCTGCATCATAAAATAGGTGGCGTGGAAAAACGTTATCAAGCCTTGCTGTCCGCACAAGCTAAACAGGAAGCCATGCCGTTGATTATCGGACGCGGCAAATACAAAGGCAATTTTGTGATCACCGATATTTCATCTGTCACCTTGTTTACAGATAAGCTCGGGAACGCCCTATGCCGCGAGATGAATATTAGCTTGCGGGAATTTGTAGGCGATATTGAAGAGAACCCTTTAGGCGCTGCATTAAACATTGGTGGAAACTCTTTGCTCGGATCTATTTTGCCAGCTGGTGCGGTAAAGGCGTTATCCCAGGTAAAAGAAACCGTGCAAAAAGGTGCGGAGTTATTTAACCAAGGCCGACAAATTATTGACAGCGTTAGAGATACCGTGGCAGTTGTTCGCCAGCTATCTGATGACCCGGCTGCCGCGTTGGCATATTTGCCTGGTATTTTAAAAAATCTTGACGGGGCGATTGGTAATTTTGGTGAGCTTACCGGGATGAGAGATTTGCTGGAAGGTGTGCATAAAGTGCTGCCAGCGGCGAGTGATTTAGCCCGGGAAAGTGCGGGGATTTATGAAGATTTAATGTCTATGAAAGATAGTCTAACGCTAGGAAAACAATCCGGTGGTGCGGATTGGAATAACTGGTTTAAGCCCGCTGATAGTGCGATGAATGACATTAATGAGCGGATTGATAACGCAGCAGCGCCTGTGGCAGAAATGACCGCCTGGGTCGTTTTACGCAAAGATGAGGACGTAATTGATGACACAACAGACCGTACTTAAACATACCGTAAAACAAGGCGAGCGTTGGGATAACCTTGCCTATTACTATTATGGCAATGCATTGGACTTTGAACGCATTATTAATGCCAATCCGCACATAGGATTATGCGAAGTGCTGCCAACAGGGGCAACGGTTTATATTCCGGTGCTAAATATTAAGCCTACAAATAATGAATCAATGCCGCCGTGGTTGAGAGGTAATAATGAATAGTAACGTGCCAACCCCTGACTTTTCCATTTTATACGAAAAAACCAATATTACTGCTGACATTGAACCCCACTTAATTGAGCTGGCGTACACCGATAATCTTGAGGGCGAGTCAGACGAGCTGACGCTAACGTTTGAGGATATTAGCGGGAAATGGGTGCGGCAGTGGTATCCAACGCAAGGGGATAAATTAAAGGCGGCTATTGGTTACAAAGGGGCGCAGCTGGCCGATATTGGGGCGTTTGAAATTGACGAGGTGGAATATAACTACCGACCTTCATATATCCAAATCAAGGCGTTGAGTACAGGTATTGGAAAGGCAAATCGCACGTTAAAGCCTAAAGCCTATGAAAACACAACACTCAAGCAAATAGTGGGCATTATTGCAGAAAAATTAAAGTTAAAAGTAGTCGGGACAATTAAACCTATTCCGGTTAAGCGCGTGACGCAATATCAAGAGCGCGATGTTGAGTTTTTAGCAAGATTGGCAAGAGAATATCATCACAGCTTTAAGATAGTAGGTGATCAGCTTGTGTTCACGGATAAAGACGAGCTAGGCAAAGAAGAAGCCGTGGCGGCGCTTGAAGAGCGAGATACGATATCGATTACCTTGCGAGATAGAATCAAGGATACGGCCAAGGAAGTTGATGTGAGTGGATATGATGCTGCCGGGAAAAAAGTCATCAAGAAGCGTAAAAAAGCAAAGCCGCTACGTGAAAAGATGAAACAAGCCCAGGCTGCAAGCGGGGACACGTTGAAGATTGTCACCCGTGGGGAAACCCAGGAGCAGATTGACGCGCGTGCCGATGCCGCGTTGGCCGAACAAAACGACGACCAAACAGCAGGAAATATCACGCTGGTCGGCAATCCTAAGCTCGTGGCCGGCAGCACAATATTACTACGCAACCTTGGCATTTTTAGCGGGAAATATTTGATAAAGTCATCCCGACATAGCATTACCCGAGGCGGCGGCTATACCACAAGTATTGAAGTGCGCATGTTAGAGTTTATCCCGGATGATTTACTTAGCACTGGCGCACTAACTGAAAATCAAACGGGAGAATAAATGAAAACGCATGACTTTGGTGCAACTTATCAAGAAGGCATTATTTCTGCAGTGGATGCCGCGAACCATAAAGTGCGGTGTAAAATTCCCGCGCTTGAAGATTTAGAAACAGCCTGGTTGTCTTATTTAACCCCTAATGCTGGCGGCAATCAGTTTTATTGTCTGCCTGATGTTGGCGAATTGGTGGCATTGCTACTTGATGCGCGCGGGGAAGGTGGATGTGTATTAGGAGCAATTTACAACGAGAAAGACACCACGCCATCGAATGATAGCAACATGTGGGTGAAAAAGTTCACAAACGGCACAGTGATTTCGCATAATCGAAAAACAGGCGAGATTAATATCAATACAAGCGGCAGTGTTACCGTAACAGCGGGCGGCGGTGTAACAATCAATGCTGATACATCAATTACCGGTAAACTAGCAGTGTCAGGGAAAATTACGTCTAGCACTGAAGTATCTGCGCCAAAAGTTAAACAAGGCTCTATTGAGCTTGGCTCTCACAAACACCCAGGCGACTCCGGCGGTAAAACAGGCCTTCCTGAATAGCCCACTTCTTTAAATCGCTTTAAAAGCACTCTTCAGCATAGCCTTGTATCATCAAGGCTATGAACACACAAAGCACCCTTATCACAACACACTGGCAGCTTGCACCGAACATTGAAAATCAAGTTGTGCAAGGTATTGATGACATCCATCAATGTATTGGCCACATCCTTTCAACAATGAAAGGGACGGATGTGTTGCGACCTGAATTTGGCAGTGATCACTTCCAATATATCGACCAGCCGGAAGATGTGGCTATCCCAAACATCGTGCGCGAGGTTACGTTAGCACTTCAGCGCTGGGAGAAAAGAATTAATGTTGACTCGGTCAATGTAGAAGGGACTGCCCCGCACTTTGAATTTTTAATTTTTTGGTCGCTTACAGAATACGTGCATCGTGAAATTTACGCCACGAGGATTACCGGATGAATAGAAATGAAGTGAAAGTCGTAGACGACAATGTTGAAGGCATTTTAAGCGAAGCGATTTCTCAGTATGAAAAACGCACCGGGAAAATCTTACAACCGGCGCACATTGAGCGCTTACTGATTAATGTTTATGCCATGCGTGAAAGCCTGGCAAGACAAGGCATTAATGAAGCGTTTCGTCAAACATTTCCGCAATTTGCCACCGGTCTTGCGTTGGATTTATGCGGTGAAACGTTTGGCTGTTATAGATTGCTCGAACGCCCAGCGCGCACTATTTTGCGTTTTAGCATTAACGGCGAACATCCGTCTGTAGTTATTCCAAAAGGCACGCGTGTTTCGGTCACCGATGATATTGAATTTGTCACGTTAAATGATGATGTGATCACCCCGCTTATTTCTTATGTGGAAATCGAGGCCGCTTGTAACAAGCCAGGTACAGTAGGTAACGGCTGGGAGCGTGGGCGAATAAAAACGCTTAAAAGTGAAATTAACTTCGCTGGGAAAATAACTGTCACGAATATTGATGTTCCAAGTGGTGGTTTATTGCGCGAAGAAGATGACCCATACCGCGCTCGAATTCTTGCTGCTCCGGAAGCATTTACCAGTTGCGGCTCAATCGCCGCGTACGATTATCACACCCGCGCGGTCTCACAAGACATTGCTGATGTCAATGTATCAACTCCACGCGGTGGGCTTGTCCGAATCACGGTATTAACCAAAACAGGATTGCCTGACAGCCGTCTTTTAAATGATGTGAAGCAATATGTCGGCCCCGAGCGCCGTCGACCATTGTGCGATACGGTGGAGGTTATTGCACCAACGAAGCGAGATTATCAAATCACCGCAACATTAACATTGCTCGATGGTTATCGTGAAGACGTGGTTAAGGCCAAGGCGCGGGATGCGTTACAGCTTTACCTGTCGGATAAAACAAAAAAACTCGGGGTTGATGTTGTGCCATCGGCAATTATTAGCGCACTGCGAGTTGAAGGCGTGTATGACGTTAATTTAACCGCACCCGCGAAAATTGTAGTAGGTGAAACAGAATGGGCAAACTGCACGGGGATTAATATAGAGGCTGCCGAGGAGCGCAGTAATGGCTAATTTAACGTATGCGGATGTAATTGAAAGAGAGACAAAATACAAAGCGCTGGCCGACCTAAGCCTCGGATTGAATAAACTCGAAAACAGCAAGGTGATGACAACTCTAGTTGAGTTAATTGATGATGATTTTATCTCGTTACTTGCAGAAAAATGGAGTGTGACAGGCTATGACGGCGCGTTTATTACGGATAGCGATAATTCTAAACGAAGTTTAATTCGAGTCGCAATTGAGCTTCATAGATATAAAGGCACGCCGTGGTCAATTCGTGAAGTCTGCCGCCGGTTAGGGTTTGGCGAGATTGAGATTGACGAGGGATTAAAAGCTCGGACTTATAATCACAAGTTTGTTCAAACCATACCGTTAAGCGATAAATGGGCGTATTACGCCATCAGACTTAATCAGCCAATCTCAAACGAGCAAGCGGCGCACTTGCGTAAAGTGTTGCGTAATTTTACCCCGGCGCGATGCACGTTAGCCGTGCTGGATTACAAGTCAGTGGCATTCTTGCACAACAATAAAGTGCGATATAACGGCACTTATAACTACGGTTCAAACTAGATTTAAAGCTAATTTAAAGGACAGTTATGGCAAATTTAAAAGAACAAGACAAATGGGAAGACGGAGTCTATCAAATTGAAGAAAACGACCCTGTGCTTGGCGGTGAGAATGGCGTTACAAATAGACCCATTAAACAGTTGGCCAACCGCACATTCTGGCTTAAAAAGGCTTTAGAGTTATTGGGCAAAAAGGCTGCGCCGAAAGATTTGACAGCGTCCAGTGTTAGTGTGGTTGAAGCTGATGGTCATACCCATAAGTTACCTATTGGGACTACATCTGAAAAAGGCGTTGTTAAACTTAACTCTCAAGTTTCAAATAATAGCGAGCAAGATGCTGCAACCCCAAAAGCTGTAAAAGCGGCGTACGATAAGGGGATTGAAGCAAAAACGGCAGCGGAAGCGGCGCAACGCACGGCGAATGATG